TATTATATCGTTGTACTCTTGTTCTGTCAATCCCTGTTTAGAAAGTTGTCCATCTTTTTTTAGTTTAGGTGTAATTATTTTATCATCAATCCAAATTGGTTTAAATGTTTCGTGTACTTTGTCTTCTGTTTCTTTTAGTTTAGAACTTAATTCAGATGTAAGCATCATAGCTTTTTCATCATCAAATAAAAATCCATTTCTTTTCTGTTCTTCTAAAAGATATGTAACTTCATGTTCTAAATTTATTGATTCTTTTGAAAATCCAATAGATTCTTTTTTCAAATAATTTAATAATTTAAAATTAATTGAAACATCTCTTTCACAATATGATAACATTTCTTTAGTAAATGTAGTCCATTCAGGAGAATCTTTTTTAGGTATGCCAAGTTTATATCCCCACTTAGCTATGCTATGTCCACCTTCTCTTGTAGGATTAAATAGTCTTGAAAGAACTAGAGTATCTACAACTTTATCACGATGATATAAATCTACACCTGTTAATTTTTTAATTACAGGTATATCATAACCTATAATATTATGTCCTATAATTTTATCTGCTTTCTGTAAAAGTTTTATGCCATCATCTAAAGTATCTTCATAAAAATGATAAAACTTTCCTGTTTCATCTACTGCTACTAGACACCATATGACTGTAGGATTTAACCCATCTGTTTCTATATCAAATACTAATTCCATTTTCCTGTACCTCAAATTCTGTCATGTCTTCTTCTGCTAATCTACCTGTGTCTTTATCATATACTAATGAACTTGCCATGCCTACATCTCCTGTGTATCTTGACTTCAAGACACGAAGCTTTGTTGTTCTTGCTTCAAGTTCATCATCTGACTGCTGATTTCTTTCTAATGCTATCACACAATCACTTAATTGTCCAATACTATTTGACCCACGAAGATGTGATAGAGAAACTTCTACACCATTCTCATGTCCTTTGTTACCATCTACCCTACGCAAGTGTGATACAAGTATTAATCCTGCTCCTGTTTCTTCAACCAAGCTACGAAGTCTAGTCATAATAGAATCAATAGCTCTTCTTTCATCTCCCTCATGCACAGCACTAACAAGCATATGTAAATGGTCTACCACAACCCACTTACAATCACAACCAACTATAAGATATCTAAGCTTTGCAAAGATGTCATCTATCTCGTTAGTGCCAAAGTGTGCATGAATAAATACCCTATCCTCCTCAAATACTTTATCAAACATTTGCATGATAGTATCTCTATCAAACTTTTCTCTTTCTTGGTCAATGTATAGTCTTGCATTAGCTTCAATAGAAAGTATACCATCTACTGTTCTTTTCCAGTCTTCTTCCAATGCAATCACACCTACATTATCTTCTGTTTGATTAATAAGCCAATGTTCTAGCTCTCTAGTTACACTAGACTTACCAAGACCTGTGCCACCTGTTAGGGTAACAAGTTCTCCTTGTCTTAAGCCATAAAGCTTTTTGTTTAATCCTTCCCAAGGAAAAGGTATGCTTTCTTTTTTCTTTCTGTTTAAATAAGAATCTTTCTTATCAGAAACTTGTATGATACCACTAGGAGTATATACTTTTGCATCCCACCATGCTCTTGTAAACTCTTGATGCTTACCTTGTTTGAGCATATCATTTGCATCCTTGTAACCATTTGGTAGTGTTACAATCTTTGCTTTCCCCGGTTTTAAAATTGTTGCTACTTTCTGTGCAGCCTCTTGTCCTTGCTTGTCTTTATCAAAACATAAAACAACATTGTCAAAACTTTCTACATATTCTAAACTTTCTTTTATATCTTTTACTGCAGATAAAGCTCCTCTTTTAATTGATACTACTGCCCACTTGCTACCTAGCAATTCATATCCTGCCATAGCATCACATTCGCCTTCAACTATAGTCAGGTATTTACCACCCTCTTTAAATAAATTTTGTCCAAACAATCCAGAGCCTTGTATAGAACCATTAAAAGAAAATCTTTTATCTTTTATGTATCTAGTTTTTGTAGCACATTGCTCATTGTTTATGTAAAAAGGATATAGATGTTGTGCTATCTGACCATTTGAATCATAAATAACTTTTACTCCATACTTTTCTGCTGTTTCTTTTGTGATATTTCTATCAGTTAGTTTACCAAAGATACCTCCATGAGGATTTACAATGGTAGTTGGTTGTGTATATTTTTCCATTGGTGTTACCTTATTTTCATAGTTAGTATAAAATTTGCCACAGCTAAAACACTTAGCCGAGCCATCTTCATTTACTGATACAGCATCAGAACTACCACAAGCATGGCATGATACATGATACTTTATAAATTTGTTTTGTTCCATGATTACCCTCGTTTGGAATTAAAATAGAGAGGCGTTGTTCATATGACATCTAAGCCGATACTATGTATGGACTACTGTGCCAAACAGGATTTATACTTTAATAGCTATCCTCTTTTCCGCTAACCTCTCACTTGGAGATACGAATTAGTCTTCTGAATCTGTTACTTCACCATCTTCTGTTGGTGTTTCAACTACATCCTCTGCGACTTCTTCTTCTTCAACTTCTACCAGAGATTCAGGACAATCTTTTAAGAGGGCTTCTAGATTTGCCCTGTGTGTTGTACTGGTAAAGTTTAAAGCTTCTAATATAACCTCAAGTTGACCTACTTTATTTATAATAATAGTAGCTTGAGTTCTAATATTTTCATCTTCTACTTTTGAAACATCATAAGTAGTAGTACCATCGTTATTATTTATAGTTACAATCATATTAAAACTCCTCGCCATCCCCATAAGGGTCTAGCTCTGCTCCATCTTGAGATTTTAAAGGAACTAAATCAAGAACCTGCATAGCTTGGAAATCTAAACCTTTAAATGTTCCAAATTTATTATCAGTTTCCCACTCGTTGTATTGAACTTTTACAGTAGAGCCATTACCCACGACATCATCCATGAGATTCTTCTCTTTATCAAAAAGTTTAGGTGCGTTTCTGACCATGCCATTCGGACCATTTACTTTTCTTTTAATTGTTAAAGCTCTACCAACAGATGTTGGAGTTCCTTGCTCATCTTTAATAGATAAGTCTTTTATTCTAAACCCACGGGCTTCAAAATCATTTGCAACTTCATCAGCTACTACTAAATCTACTGTATATACAGGTTCAAAAGTAGTATTTGGTGTAGTTACTGAAGCCCAGTAAGCTTTTCCTTCTAATACTGCCATAAATTACCTCCTTTTGGCGTTGTTATTGTGTTGCATTATACAACAAGTCATCATCAATGTCAAGTAAATTATCTAATTTATTTACATTAATGTCCTCTAGTATTTCTACTAGAAATTTATCCCCAACTGTTTCAACAGTATGAGGTATACTTATATTATGATTTATATTTAAGTAATCTACATAAGTATTAAACTCTTTATATTCTTTTCGTGTTAGTGTAGCTTTCATGCGACCTCCAATGTCCACCAATCAGGTTTAGCTCTACCTTTTTCCCATTTAGCATAGTGTTTCTCATGGGTACAATAATCTCTGTATGCTTTAATAGGGTCATTATTTTTGTACTCATCAGGCATAGCTTGTGCAGGTGGTGTCATACTTTTTTTAGTAATGTTTGGTATCTTTTTTAAATGTTCTTTTAGTTTAGTTATACTTGCATGTTCTCTTCCATATCTAAACTTATACTCGCTACCTAAAGCTAGGAAGTGTACATACAACCAAAGATAATTTAATTTAGATTCTCTTGCCCATACAGTACATGGATGATTCCAATAAGCTCTTTTGTATAATCCTACTTCATCAGCATATTCATCTCCGTCTATTTCTCTGTGTGCTGTACATAACATTTGTGCTGTTTCCAATGGCATTTTTACCAACATCTTATCAGGTTGTGCTATTGCACACTCTATTGGACTATCATCAAAATAAAATATATTCATAATAATCTATCCTCTGCTAATTTAATTACTTGTTTCTCATTATACCATAAACCTGAATAGGTTTCAAGTGTTCCATTTCTCCATGAAACATAATATCTTTTATAGCCAAACATTCTATCGTAGAATATGCTATAACAACCATGTGATTTAATTAATACTCTCATCTTCCTTGCCCTCTATATGCTTTATAGCTTCTGCGTTTATGTTTGTTCATATGAGCTGTTGATATTTTAACACCTCTAGAACGCCCTCCTGTGCCTTGTGATGTTACTTTTTTAACATGCTCTATAGTTTGTATTGTTTTTCTTATAGCCATTCTACTTTATCCTTCTTTCTTTTATCGTTATATTCTGTAACTTGTTTACCATTACCATAACATATAATCATTTTAGTCCATTTACCATTTTTATATCTACAGTCTATAGATGTTACTTGATTATCTAATTTTTCTTGTTCAAGTTTTTCTCTTTGAGCTTGAACTTTATTTTTATACTGTGTCATAATGCAAATTACTCTCTGCTATAAAAAATAATATTTCATCTCTGTCATCATCTTCATGCAGTCCATATGTTTTAGATACAGTTTGTATTTCTTCTTCTAATAAACCTTTGCTATCAAGGTCTTCTACTTCTTGCATTATCTTTTCAAATTCTTTTTCATTGTGTTGGTTGCTCATCTTTATCCTCTTTATTTGTTTTAGGCATAGCTATTTCAGTCATAATTTTAACCATTTCATTAGCTATTACTGGTGGATTATTAGCATAAACTTTATTTATAGCCTCTATATATTTTAATATTTCATTGCTCATGTTATCTCCTGTAATGATTTTAATTCTTCCCAATCAGGCACATCTCCTATGTGTGGATATTTATCACTTCCTACATGCAGTCTTAATATTCTAATCGCATGAACTATATCTAACTCCATGATGTCTACCCACTCTTCACGACTTTCACTATAATACACCCATTTCTCTGCCATGTCAACAGGTGTAGCTTTTTGTGTTCCATCTAATATTTCTTGTATCTTTAATACTTGTTTAAGTTTCATTATCTATCTCCTTTAGTATATCTATGTGTATTACTATTCCAAGTTAAGTTAAATAGTCTAGTCATTCTCCATTTAAGTTCATCTAAATTAAGTATATCAGATAAATATAAATCTTTTATTTCTGAGATATTATCTAACATACTATCAAGCTGATTAACTTTTGTAATCCAATCATGTAGTTCTTCTGGTGTTAGTTCTATTGTTGTTTTAGTTTTTAAATGTTTTATTTTCATAGTATCTCCTTATATAAAATTATAGTGCTAGTTTTTTATTAGAGACTTTGAAACTAGCAAAACAGTTGCCTCGCAATTCTGTGTTTTGTTATTTATCGACATTGAAACACCCTCGCAAATGAGGAAAAATCAGTCTAGCATACCACCTTTATATTTATTTAAAGTCAACTTGGATATGCAACTCCCATTGACTATCATGCATTCTAATCTATCAACAACTTAATGTTCTAAATCTCATACATGAATGACAAAGCCTGACATATCATGTCTAGCTTTACCCTTTGCTTTCAGACCAACAATAACATTGTCTTTATCTAAAAATCTTAAGTCGCTTTCATCTCCATTGACAACCTCTCTACCTTTGAAATAGATAGGGAAAGCTCCATTGAATACTACTGCAATATTATATGCAATCTTATCATACCATGCTGTATATTTTGGATTAGCCTCCGAGTATGACCATGTCAAATGGTAGTTTTTATATTGTGAAACTTTTCTTGTAGGTATCTTGGTGTAGTCATAAAACTGCACATCAGGAAAGTGTTCAAACATATTTTTATTTTTGTACAGTTTGTGTTCCCATTGTATATCACTTGTGCCATTCAATCTTACAGCAGGTTTTTTACCTTTGTTATAACAATAATTACAAAACTTGGTAATCTCTGTGTATAATAACTCTATAAAATAATCATAGTGATTTAAATACATATCAGTTCTACGCTGTCTAGCCTCTTGTATTCTATTGGTATTCTCGCCTTTTTTGATGATACCACCACGCCCTGCAGTATTTAAACATGCAGTCTTACAAGAAGCTATATCTTGGAATGGACATATCTTGGTATTGATAGGTCTAAAGTGCATGACACAACTAATGTATGTATCATCTACATCTTTACCTTTTAATATTTTTGGATTGTTTAGTGTTAATAATTGATAAGCCATAGTATCTCCTTGTTGTTGTGAATTGCCCTGCCATTATAATCGAACAGCAGGGCGTTGTCAAGTCAAAGTACTTGTGTAATTATTTTGTAGTAAATTGACTAGCAATACTTTCTATAATTTCTGGTAATCTTTCTTGCCAATCATTTGATAGTAAAGCTATTGCAAGTTTTCTTTCAATGTCTAGTCTAATCTCCCAATCATTAGTTGACCATGTAATATTATCATTATAGTCTTTATTTAGTTCATAGTTTGTAGTAGAACTTAAAGTTCTATTAAAACTTTTAATAGAATCTCTCAAATTATCTAAAATAATTCTTCTTTCTCTATAAAGTTTTCTTTCTTTGTCATGTAAGCGTTCTGCTCCAGCTTGTAGCTTACGAATATTTTTAAGTTCTTTGCTATTCTTTTCCAAAGCTTGTTGCTCTTTAGAATTACTAACTCTAATAGTATCTAATATCTCTTTGGCTATTGCCTCTTGTTCAAATTTTCTCATTTGTGCCATAATAATCTCCTGTATAATAGCGTTAATAAAAATGCTAGTTTTGTTTAATCGTAAAGGACTAGCAACCCATACAACAACATATTTTTACTTACAGTTGTTATGCAAGGATATGCTTTAAAACATAGGAATAAAGCACATATATTTTCTACCGAAGTTCAATACTCTACCTCTATTAGTTTTATAAGTTCCATACTTATTAAAACCTCTAGTGTTAGTAGCTACTCTAAACTTCAATCCAAATATATTGAAGTGATAGAAAAACTTTTTATTATCGTAACTATCTGTAAATATTTTTATCATAATATCTCCTGTTGGTTAGTTGATGTTGCACATTGTATCCGATAACGAACTCATTGTCAACTCAAACGCACGGGTAGATTGTTTATATATTTAATGAATAATTTTTAAATTTGGTTTTTTAAATTTTTTCCATTCACTATCAAAATCTATTTCTTCATCAAGTTTTTTATCATCTGAATCTTGTAAAAAATTTATAACTATTTCTATTAAATCATCTTTAGTTAAAATTTCATTAAACAATTCATCAGTTTTTTTAAAAGCTTCTTCTTTACTTTTAGAACTTTTTATGATATACTTTAATGTTTCTATTAGTGTTATTTTATTCATATTTTA